TATAGAAATCTGCAGCGTTGTTTAAAAATATTTCAGATGAGTTTCTAATACCACAATGTGTATCATTTAGTACTGCTACTTTCAATTCATAAACTCCTGTAGGTCAGAGTCAGCATTCACAGCTCTTTTCTTTCTTTGCTTTTCTTCTTTTACGAAAGCCTTAACGTCTGCATCTACGTGTCTAACCTTTTCAATCCTATCCCTAAGTGTATCAACAAATGCACCAACAACCTGCTGTGACATATCATCACCTAGCTCATTGTCAATAAAGTTCTCGATACCAGAACGGGTAAGGTACTTTAATTTAATCTCTTGTTGTTTCTTTTCCTTTGCAATACGTCGCAAGAATGCATACCACGTTATTTGTGTAAAGTATGCAAATGCATTTGGTTTACCTGTACGAGTAGCCGCAGCTATGTCATAGTTCTCGATTGCCTTTAAACAGTTTTCAACAGCATCCATGACCATCTCTTCGCGATATGTGTAGCGAATAAAATTAGATTTATGTGATAAACCCTCAGCGATACTAAGAAAACACTGAGCTACATAGTCTGGCACTTTTGGAATTTGTTTTTCTTCGTTCTTGGCCTCGTTGACCGTTGTTACATAATCCACGACCGCTTGAGAAAATTCAGCGTTATTCACATAATGTGCGCTCTTTTTATTTCTTCTTGCCATAGGGGATTCCTTTCATCATGTATATTATATCAAACTCTAGTGACAATGTAAAACATTAAATTTACTTATTATTTAAGTAAACTATGGGTTTACAATTCCACGGTTTTGTGATATAATTAAGGTATAACCGTCGGGAAGGAGAGGTACTAGGTTTTTGCCTCGTAGTAATACTCTTCTGTATCACCAAGCCGATATTTATTACCAGACTCTACTTGGTAAAAATCCGTCGAAACTTTAAAGTTCGGCATCATTGGCTCTTCCGGGGTTAGTGAATTATCATATACTCTCATTCTGTTGTTAGGATACAATGCGTATTGCCCATTTTCAAGTTCAATAAGATTAAACGATTTATGTTCCTCTGGTACTTCGGATGTAGAATAATCAACCTCATCCGCAGCCGCGTGATAGTTATCCAGGGTACATATATACGTGCCGTAATGATTCCCTTGGTCTCTGGTTCTAATTTCAAAGTCCATGGAACCGATAAACTGTTTATAAATAGCGGTTACACCATAGTCCATACAATTCCAAAACTGAAGGTTTGGCAAAGTCAGATCTGGTTCCGGCGTTTCAGGACTCGAAACAAAGGCACTGATTGGTAACTTATCATATAAAGCCCCATAGTGTGGCAAAAAGGTCTCGAAGTAGAAAGCGCGTCCTGGGATTGATTTGGCTGTAACCCAGTGTCCTTCCACAAACTCACCATGACCTTCTTTGTGGTCCATTAGATATTCTTTGCGTATGTATACTTTTTGGTTTGGTAAATTGCATATAAGTTGTGACATTAGTGTTTGGTATCCGTTGGTGGTCTAAAATGAATTACGTTTGTATGTTCTGAATCTTGTTCAGCAATAAGATCTTTTTCGTGCTTTTCGAACATTTCATCTAGATACTCTTGTATCTCTTCATTGTCCAATCCTGCTGTCTTTACCAAGATTTCGTCAAGGTCAAACTGTTTCTTGCCCTTTTGTGATTTTATAACTTCTTTAATTGCACCTGCATAGTGTATTGCCAATGTTTTGGAAGGATTCATTTCACCTATGACATGATCCACATTTAAGGCAGATAACTCATTAACATCATCTTGGAATGACATCCAAGGCCTAAATGAGTAGTACCGAACATTATTCTCATAATCTTCTGCTGAGAATATCTTTAAGACCTTGCGAATTATTACATCGCCAGTATCTTTATCTGGACCTTCTACAACTTCGCAGACAATCTCATCATCGTTTGTGAGTTTAAACTGTTTTAAGTTCATAGATCAACCACTGTTGTTTTATAGTTAAATTGTTCATTTTGGTATATCTTTAATCTTTCCCATGAATGTACTAAAGAATAATTTTTTCTGCTTTTCCAACTTATGTCATCTGATATATCATACAAGGTTGTTTCTTTACCGTTATCACTTTTTCTTAAACCTCTACCGATAGACTGTAGAACTCGAATCTGTGACTTACTTGGTGAGGCAAATACAATATTATGCAGATTCCTAATATTTATACCTGTGGAAAATGTACCTAGTGAAGCCACAACGATCGAGTTTGACATTCCTTCCACAAGGCCTCGTATTGCTTCTCTGTCGGAGGTATCTGTCTCACCAGACACAAAATAAACTTTACGATTTTCATCAGCTTTGTCCCTTATAAGATTATACAGTGGTTTACCATGTTTCTCCACATAGTTATATAACACTAGAGTATTACCTTCTAGGCTGAGTGCTAGGTTTCTGATAAATTTGTTTCGTCTTTCGTGACTAACGATAAAGTCGATCTCGTCTTGGTAGGTCTGCTTACCGAAATCCCTCCGTACTTTTTCCCCATAAGTAAGAACGAGTCGCCTGATTGATAGTGGGGCCAAAGTCTCGTTATCTTGTAATTTCTTTGTGGTTGTAACTTTGTATACTTTTCCGAATAGGCCTTGAAGTACAAGCTCATGAGTTTGTGATCCATCTAAAGTTCCTGTCGTTCCAAATCTATATTCCGCCTCTGTGCATTTATTCATGATGTTCATCAATGATTTGGACTTAAATCCATGAACCTCATCTCCAAACACACATCCAAACTGAGAAAACCAAACCTTTGGTAGTTTATAAATTGATTGCCATGTTGATATGATGTACTGTGCTTCCGCTGCTTTATCTTTACCAGAGTATATTCTATGCATGGCTTCTTCTGGCATACCGTATTTTATAAAGTCACTATGCATCTGCTCAACAAGAGACGTGGTGGGTACGATGATGAGAACCCTACCACCTTTTGGATAACTTATACCATCTGTTAATCTTGCTGTCCAGAAACGAGCAAGAGCATATATCATATACGACTTGCCAGAACCTGTAGGTGATAACAGTATGGCTCTTTTACGGACCAAACCCTCACCTACTGACTCAAACTGATAATCACGTAACGGAAACGGTAGGTCCAACGTGGTCATAAACTCTTGTAGTTCTGTAGGAGTTACTCGTGTTCTGTCATCAGCACCACCGTATTTGGTTTTGATGGACAGTAACTCGTAATCTCTCTTTGAACAAAATTCTTTTAAGTGATAAAATAAACCTACAGGTAATGTTTTGTCTCGAAGGGTAAACAATCTAATTTTACCGTCCCACATTCTGTTGCGGAACGCAGGCATAAACTTATAACCTGGCACATAGAAAGAGAAGAACTCATTCAGCTCTTGTGCTGCGCCATTGTCACATTCTATCTGTAGGTCAGAGTGATTTAGCTTCCTGACTCGAATTGTTTCCACTTGATCATATTACCTATAGTCTGATGTCGCCAGTTAAGATTATTTATTATCTCAGTAAGCGTTTCAATGACGGTTTTGTAATACTGAATCTTTTCCTCGGACTTTTGTATCTCTGGATCAGAATCGTAATAGTGCTCCATTTCACCTTTCAGTACTTTTAAACCGTTAAATGGGTCTGGGTCCCATCCTTTCTCTTGTAGCTCTTCTTGTGACATCTTTCCATTGTAGTATAACCACTTGTCCTTCAACAAAGTTTTTTGTGCAAACTCTGCTCGTTTAAGCTGTAGTTTGGTAGTGGATAATAGCTCAAGATATTTGGCGTGCAACTTGGGTGTTACACGTGAAGTTTCATCTAGTTTTGTTTGAGCTATCTGGCAGTCAACCGCCCACATTTCATGTATTTGTTTCAAGTCAATCATAAAAGTATTATATCACATTAGAGCATAAAAGTAAATAATTATTTATCAAGCAGAATCATATTCGATAGTACCATTGAATTGATAGTGTGGGTCAGCATAAAATCTTGTTTCAGATGAGAAGGCATGTGTTCCATGAGATACGTAACCTAAGGCTCTATGACGACCGTAGCCATACACATTTACAGCGGATCCATGTCTCCAATTTTTGGCAGTATATTCAGCATTATCTGAATCTTTAGTGTATATAACTAGATTACCATAGTCATCTCCGTAGCCACCATCGGGTCCAATTTGTCCACGGCCAGCGCTTACCAATATGGTGTTACCACTAGGACTCATGCCAACGGCTCCTCCATAATACCATGCATAGTTATAAGCACCATTTCCATAATCGGCATTCCACTGAACACCATTAAACCCTGCTACACCATGACAATCTTGTGGTACAAGGACTTGTGTTAGATTCCAGGTATCTCCTGTTCGTTCCATAACATATGCCGCACCTAGAGTATAGTTACTTCCGGACCCTCTGCCATATTGATATCCAGCTCCTGACACCGCTAATGTGCCAGCATCATTCATTGCAAGATTATAACCAAGTTGACTACCTGTTACAGCAGATGCATCAATGTAAGGAACAACAGTTGATCCATCATTGTATTTTGATCCACTCCATACACCTGGATCAATCTCTAGGTTACTTATATTGGACCAAGTAAAGTCATTTGCACTATCTCGTTTATAAAAAGAAACACCACCCATTGGCTGACCTGACCAAGAACCAGTACCTTTTCTATTCGGTTCACCAACTCCTAGAGTTAAGGCATCTCTTGACATAACCAAGGAAGTGCCATAATAATTATTACTTTGAGAGACAGGACTTGTAATAAGTTGTCTGTGTGTTATAGCATTTGCTTCCGTTATTTTTTTGGTTTTATCTCTTGTTACAAATTCAACCGCACCTGCTCCACTTACACCATTATCCGCATATTTATTTGACCATACAATAACGGTAGCAGAATCATTACATACAACTTGAGTTGCATATGTATCCCCATGCATCTGAGAGGTGTAGTAGTTTGTAAGTCTGCCTCTATATTGGCTAGTAGTGACATGTGTTCCACTTCCTGAGTTATAGGTATATGATGGAAGCTCGATATCGCTATCAGATTGTTCAAAAATTAGAGGTCCGAGACTATACCCTATAGTTCCTCCAGCATTTTGTTGGGTGTCACTATTTGTGCCACCAATAAAGAAATAGTAATTGCCTGGCCCTCCTCCACAAGCACCACCGGCACTTAAATGCTGCTGAGTTGATCCTTTGTAAGTACTACCATAATCACCATCAAGACTTGTACTGAACTCTTGTTTTGGATCAATGAAACTAGCAGATGACACAGTTCCTATAACACCATGCTCATTTCTTTTCAACATAGAAAATGCACTAGACCAATAGCTACTGCTTCCAGAATAGTACTCATATGCATTTCCAAAAATACCTATACCATTTGTTCTATCAAAATAAGTATCAAGACCAGCAGTGTATGCATATGTCAGTCCCGCAGTTCCCATGTTTCTTTCACTTACACTGTCATAGTTAGTAATAGGTGTTCCATATTGTAGATTAAAGGTAACCAAATTAGATACGGTAGTTGCTCCATCATTTACACTAAATGTGACATTACCTGTTTCGGTGGTTGCATTACCTTCTGCTTTTGGTGTTACTTGGAATATGGATGAGTCTTGTGTTATGGTTGCCATACCATCAAAGTTTGTATCTTTGGAGAATGAAAAAGTAAGTACAGCAGCTGAATCAGCATCAGTAGCTGTAAGCCTTACCTCAGTCGTTGCTCCAGTTTTGGACAACGATACAATACCTTCTGGAGTTACGGATAAGGATGGTGGCTGATTTTGTGGAGTAACAGGAAACCAACCTGTACCAACTGAATAGTACAACTTATTATTCTGTTCAACATATGCAAGGTTTCCTTCATTTGAAGGGGCTGATGTAGGTAGATCAGATAAGTTTGTGTATGATGTTACACCGGCACCACCACCTCCACCCCCAGATGCACCAGCAATTATCACTGTGGTTGCACTATCAACCAAAGGTGCATTTGTGGTTACCCTTGCTTCGGTTTTACCGAGTATATCTGCTATGTCTCTATTTCTACTCATCTTTTAATCTCTCTTATATACTCTTATTTATCCGTTATCTCTTATAAGAATTGCGGCACCACAAGAAGTAATAGCACCTCCATCACCATTTGGTCTACTTGTTCCAAAGAATAAGAAGTTTCCATTTCCTGATATGTTTATACCACCTTCTCCTAGTTCTGCACCTGATAGATTATCTGTTCCACCTAGATCGTCATTTGGTGTTATAACTGCTTCTCTATACCAAGTTGTAGATCCGCTGTCACGAGCATAAACATTAATACCACCAACATTGTTTACAGCAGTGTCGGTCAAACGATTTGATATGGCAAGTTTTCTACCATCAGCACTAAACATACAAGAGGTTCCCATATAGTTTGATTGTAGATAACCGAAACCGCTAGTGGTTCCATCTGTTAACTCTGCCTCTTGTGCCCAACTAGACCCTGTTCTTTTCCATACGATTGCCCTACCCTGTGGATTTTGACCATAGTTCCAATCAGGATCCGTTGCAACTGCACGAAGACCGTCTGAATCTAAATGAACACCCCAGTTGCCTAACTCCTGACTTGGGTTACCACCATTCCATGCAGTTTGATTAGCAGCAAATAAATGTGCTTGTTGAGTCCAAGTTCCGTTATTTTTATACATTACAAAACACCCACCGACTGATGCATTTGTATTGCTTGGTGCATTATTACTAAACCAGTTGTTACCACCTGCTCCTATTGCACAATATTGTCCGTTTCCGGACATGTAGATATTTCTTAGAAGTTCTTGTGAATTACTATAATTTACTCCTGGCCAACCAGATGTGTGATTGATGGTGTTAACCCATGACCATGTTGTCGCTTCGGCACTATCTCTTTCTATGAAGTATGTGTAACAAGTTCCGTTTCCTGGATTATAGTTGACCGCAACATTCATACCAAATCTGTCTATTGAAGCAGATAGGTTTGCGTTTCCAGCAGTGCCAAGTGCAGCAGGTGTTTCACCTAAACTATTCAGTTCTGCTATCATGTCCGCACCGTCATACTCAGCAATCCAATGTCCAGCAGAATCGCCTTCTTTGTAAATATAAAATGTTGGACCAGAACCACCATATCCTGCAGAGTTGACATCAAGGATTCTTTTACCGTCTCCGCTCATCTGGAATCCCATATTACCATCTGTTGCTCTAGCATCATTACCCAGTGTGTTTGCGTTATTTTGAAACTCTGAAGAGTCTAGTATGGCACTAGAGTTGTAACTAATTACGAATGATTCTCTACCGAAAGGAGCAGTGTTGTTAGTCCGATCATATATCGCTATCGCCCCACCAGCGGCAGCACTTGTGGCAACTCTTTTACCGTCATGGGATATAGCGGTATATTTTCCATGCTGGTCGTACTGATGTTGGCCATAGTTTTGTCCGCCAAAACCAAACTCGGTTCCCCAAGAAGGATATACAAGTTGTCCTATTGTACCTGATGAGCTGTCCCATGTAGCAAAAGGCAAATCAAGTATGGGTTTCAGTCCTGTAT